AAACGCACGAAAAACACGTCGCGAAAACCATTAACAAAAAAAAACCCGCGGGGATTCATTTGTTTGAAAAATATATTGTGCCAATTGTGCCAAATCCTGCCCCTGTTTTAAAAACTTTTCTATATAGCTCTATATGGGAAACTTTTTTTTTTGTGGGCAGGATTTGGCACAATTGGCACACTTCTTTTTTCCACCATTAAAAACCTTTTTCCCCCCATTTTTTATTATACTTAGTTAGGGTATTATATTTTTTGTTTTATTTGAGAGAGAAAAAAATAAGAGAATACTATAAATAGTAGCTTTTTTTATATATCTTTTTTCGCAACACGACACAATGGAAAGAAGAGAAAGAATTAATTAATTATTTTTCAAAAAAAGAATCCTACCTGGTATATACTACATAAGATGTTGGACATTGACACTATTTGTAATCACCTACACGACGTTGGCTTGCTGACCGATGACATTAAAAAAGCGTTAATGGACCTATACGAAGAAAGAAGAAGCGACGTTAAATTTCCTTTTGGGAAATACAAAGGAAAAACACTGGAAGAAATTGCAACGTTTGACGTGGGGTATCTACAATGGGCTGTTAAACAAAGTTGGATGTTTGATGATTTGAAAACGGAAATTAAAAAAATACTATAGAATATAATATGTTGCGAGACGTCCTAATAGAAAATATAAACAATGCCCTTAAAGAAAAGAAGGTTTGGTTAGCGAAGATACTAATGGAAGCATTAGAAAAAATAGATAACTTAAAGTAATATTTCAACCATTTCGCCATTGGAAATAACTGAAATATTTGTGTAAGTTCCCATTAAATGAACAATAGGTAAATAAAGGTCAAATTTTAGCGACCCGTCGGCTTTGCATTCGGCTTCAGCTAAATGGATAAATTCTACTGGCATATCGTCTTGGTCGGTTATGGCAGGTGGGACTGTTTCATTAATACACATAATGTTAATTTCCATTGGGGCAGGTAAATGCAATAAAGTCGCAGTGCTTTGTTGGCCCATTCGCGGTGTAATTTGATAAACCAATTCAAAATCACATAAATTGTAATTGACAACACTGTCAGTCAATTCCCTAACAACATTGCCACGGCAATTATTTACTTTAGGTGGTGCTTGTGAAAAGACAGCCAATGTGGTGAGTGCTAAGAATAGTAAAGCGTGCATTGCTATATCTAACCATATTTTTTTTGACACAATAATATTTTTTATTCATTATTTTTTAATTTAAAAAAATACATATAATATTCTATATAATGGAAGACGACGAATTCAAAGACATTATTGCATTTCTAAAGACGAAGAATGTAAGCGATCGATTGGAGGACATTTTGGAACGCAAAAGAAAATCTGGAAAAAAAATGATGTGCGAGCATAATGTGTTAAATAAATCACAATGCATTCAGTGCAACCGCGTTACCTGCGAACAATGCAAACGGAGCTACTGCAACCGCCATTACCTTTTACAACACGTCCTGCGCGTGCATTACAAAGAAGAAAAAAAAGAATAGTTTTATCTATCAGGGTCTGCTGGTCTAATTGGGCAGGACGGGCCGTTAGGCCGTCCTAGGTCCCTGCGGGGCCTCACAAACGACGTATAGTGCAGTCATTGCCATAAAAGTAAAGACGCATATAAAAGCGATTTCAACTATTATTATAGAACTACAATTATATCATTGAGTTTATAGTTTATTCTACCAGTTGTGCTATTTAAAAATAAACTACCATTGGGCAATCTGTTTTTAATTCTATTTAGTTCATCATCACTTAGAATAGTCAATTTATTATCCCTGATTTTGAACAGTTTTTGCTTTCTATTTTTTTTTGCCACGACTTCATTAATATCCAACGCTAAAAGCTGTTCCTTGGTTGGAATAGGTATCGGTAGGTCCCAATTTGAAATGTAGCTATCATTAATGCCATCGTTAGCCAATTCATATTTGCGGACGTATTCTTCTTCAGTTAGTCCATTGGCTTCCAAATAGAATACTACCAAATCATCTAAATCATTGTTAAAATCCATTGCCTATACTATTTGAAATAAATTATTAGGACAGTTTATAAACGGCGCAATCACTTTGAACAGTTGCACCAACAATATTAAGAGCCCCACCTGAATTTTGGTAAGTTTTAAAAATAAGACTGTCATTTGCTACCAAAGGCACAACAATAGAAACATTTATTGGAATCAACCCGCCGGTGTTTGGTAGGATTTGCCAACCGTAATAATTCGTCCCATTTATTGCGAGGTGCAATTCACGATTGCCTGAAGCGCTTGAGTCATACACAATACGTGCAATAATCAAATATAGCCCGTTGTAAATTGAGTCATTGGCGACGGTAAATGTCCCAGCGCTGTATGTTATAGCTGAATTTTGGGTCGCGACGTTTGTTGGAAAAAGGACCGTGCTGGTTGTGTTGTTAGCAATTGATTGGTTGGCTGTATTTTTTTGAATGATTAACGGTTGGGACGTATTAGTGATTTGGACACTGGGCGTTAATGCGGAAATACCAACTGTGAGCTTGGTATTTCCGTTATACTGGAGCAAAAGGTCGCTGGCGGTTTTGGAGGTTATTGTATCGCAGGTAATTGAATTTGTGAATGTTGCTGTTGTTGAACCAATAACGAGTTTTGCAGACCCTGCCCTGGATAATGTTAAATTAGTTAGGGCCTTACTTGTTAAAGTGTCGCTGGTAATACTGTCAGTGAATGTTGCCGTGCTACTGCCCAAAACTAATTTTGCGGTGGTAGCACGGGATAATGTTAAATCCGTTGCGCTTTTACTGGTTAATGTGTCGCTGGTAATACTGTCAGTGAATGTTGCTGTAGCATTACCCAAAACTAATTTTGCTACGGTTGCCCTGGATAAGGTTAAATCCGTTGCGGTTTTACTTGTTAGCGTGTCGCATTCAATACTGTCAGCAAAAGTGGTTAAAGCTGAGCCAATTGTGATTTTTGGCACGGTGGCCCTTTGTAATACGAGGTCGGTAGCGGTAGCCGAGGTTAAAGTATTACTGGTTATTGAACCTGCAAATGTTGAATTACTACTGCCTAAAGTCAAAACCGTTGAGCCAGCCCTTTGCAATACCAAATCCCCGCTAAAACTGGATATGGGCAACATTGTGGTCATTAATGTATTTGTAAAGGTCAATAGGTTATTGGTGCCTAAGGTTGAGCTCGCCGATAAAACTAATTTTTTGCTATCACTCATATCCGTGCCCATTGAATAATTAGTCCCGGAGCCATTATACCATTCCAACTTTGGGTCGCCACCTAAGCTTCCTGTGGCCAGTCGCAACACTGCTCCGCTATTGGTTGTATTGGCAGTGTTAAGGATTTCTATTTCTGTATCCACCCCGTCATTGTAAGCTGAAATATATAAATTTGGGGCTGAAATGCTTGTGGTTGCTGTAATAGCATCGCTTGAAATAGTCGTTGTTGCAATTAGGCTATCAGTGGTAATGCTTGTTGCATTAACAATGCTATCCGATCCAATTGTGGTTGCGGTTAAGCCAGCATTAAATATCACAGCCCCACGTTCTATTCCGCCAGTTAGCTGAAGGTATAAATCGTTAGCTTCAGCTAAGGTTAGTGTATCATTACCGGTTTGGAAATTAAGTGGATTAAACACAGGATTATTTCTACTTGGTTCTGGATATTGCGAAATTTTGACTACTTGGAGTGGCTAATGCCTACTATATATACTATAGCAAAAAAATAATGGTTAGTTTGACTTATTTACTTTTTAAGATAATCTTGGTGTTTTTTTGTTATCTTATGTTTTGAAAACCCAGACTTAGCAACAACACTTCCGCATTCACATTGTATCTTTTCTAAAATATGGTGTTTATTTTGCTCATAAAATTGCTTTTTCTTAACTGCTATTTTTTCCTTATTCTTTTCATAATATTTCTTATCTCTCTCCTTAAATTTTTCTTTGTTTTCCCTATAATTTTGTCGCTTTTGCTTTCTCATTTTTTCTCCATTTTTTTCATAGTCCCTCTTTTTCTTTTCTTTAATCCTTTCTTTATTTTCCTCGCGATATATTTTACTCCTGGTAGCTACTTTCTCTTTATTTTTTTCTCTATCTTCTTTCTTTTTCTGTCGTATTAACTCTTTATTATCTTCACGATATTTCTTACCGTAATGTTTAAACCATTGCTTTTTTAGCAATCCTCCACTGGGCTCTAACTGATTGATTGTCTTAAGTTTTTTTATCCAGAGTGTCTCATAAACGCTTAAGTGTTTCCTATCAACAACTTCATACTCCTTTATCAATATAATTTCACAACCATCAATACCATATTTTTTAAATATTTCAAATACTGAGCAAAAATTGCTTTCTTTTCCTCCTTTGTAATTAGCCTTATGACTTCTAAATCTATCACTCAATCTGTTGAATGTGGAGCCAACATATATTTCTGTCCCTTCATTTGGGATTATCTTATAAATTCTACCCGTTTTCATTTCGCTACTATAGCGATTCGTTTAATAATATATTATTAAACAGCTATTTGTTTAACAGGAACTTCATTTCGCTCCTTATGTCAGCGCTACAATTTCATATAAAGTTTGTTCAGCTTGTGCGCGCGATATGGACTTTTCTGCTATAAACTTTAATAGTAGAGCCTTTAACTCTTTTAACACTTCTTTGCTATCATTTCCGGCAATTATTTGATTACGTAGTAGTTGGAAGCGTTCGATATTTTCTTTACGTTTAGGGTCTGTATATTTGCCCTGTAAATCTACGCCTAACCCTTTCTCCGATTTTGTTAGGATAATAACTGTATCTAAATGTTTTTGTTCGTCCTTTGATAAATCATTGTATGCTTCTTTTGAAAATTGCCCAGTTTGTAAAATAGTCCAAATAATCTTTGCAAATTGGTTGCTTACCATTTTATCTGGAAAATGTTTAAGCGTATTTTTTGATTTATAGCGCAATGCTAAGATATTTTTTTCAAGTTTTGGTATTAGAATAAGGTATCGTCCAAATGGCTCAAGTTTATTCCAGGTATCTACTTTTTGAACACCGGACCCTTTTTGTAATAAATTCATATTAGCTCTGGCTATTTTTTTACCTAATTCTTCTTCTAATTTCTTTAAATTGGTCATTGTTATACTGTTTATATTGTCAAGTTGTGCCTGATTCATCGGCTTCTTTGTGTATAAAAAGTGTTCCAACACATATTTAACCCTGTAATGGTCCTTTTCTGTGTCTGTTTTTCGGGATTTGGGGGGTTTAAATGACTCTAACGCATTTAACATATCTTTAACGGTTCCTTCACTTAAACTATCTAAGTTTTTTTCATCAAAAACCTGGTTGTAAATACTATAAACTGTCTCAGCGAATGTTGCTTTTTTAGCTTTTGGGTTTTTTTTTGATAAAGACGGGCTGTTTTCTGCTTTAGGTGTTTTGGTTGGTGATTGTGTTGGTGTCTTCAATATTGTAGTTGGACTTAGGCCTTTATTTAATCCATCTTCAACCTTATCCAACAGTTCAATATTACGTTCTATTACTGCGTCAGCAACCTTTTCCTTTAACTCCCATTTTTCCCCAATATTTAAATCTGGTCTGGCTTCTATGATTAATTTTAGATTTTGGGCTATTTCACGCAATTTCTCATCATATTCATCTGCTTTATCAATTGGAATACCTGTATCATTAGTTAATTCTAATTTTAGATTATATCGGCGCCACAAATCATTAAACTTTTCTGGGGTGATATTCTGTTGCCCACGTATTTCATTCAAAAACCTGGAGGAAAAGCTATTAAATACCTCTATTTCTTTTTCTTCCGCAAGACGATTTAATGCACGTTGGACGTCTTTTGGTTTTAAAAGTAGCTTAAGTGTATCATTAGCTTTTTGACGTTGTAATACCTGGTCCTTAAGTTCTTCTTCAGCCGACGTGATTTTTGCTATAGTAGGTTCAATGCCCAACTGTTCGCTTTTATATAGTATGGCATTTGATTCGTCGTATTTTGCATTCAACGCAATCTGCGCGTTTAGATAATCCTGGTAGTCTTTAGCCTTTTGAATAAGGCGTGCTTTACCTTCCCCTATTTTTATTGCGCCATTGCTCGGCCCGTCCCTACGGGCCGTGTCTTCGCTGGCGCTGGGTATTCTTTTTTTTGAGCCCGCCATAATTCTATATAGTATATACATAAGAAAAGAAAAATAATATTCTACTGTTTGTAAATATATCTATATCTTGCCGTCCCTAGGATTGCTACGCAATCCGTCGGTAGGCGCTTAATCTTCATTTTTAAGTTTTACCAGCGCCGACGTAATTTTTGCTAGGCAAAAATTATGGTAGGCAAGATATAGATGAAGAATTTTTACAATATACTACCCAAACGTTTTCAAAATGAGAAATACCACAATCCTAATTTTAAAAAGCACGGTATCAAAATTCCGTTTAGAATGCTTTTGGTGGGAGCTTCCGGCAGTATGAAAACAAATACGCTAATGAATCTAATACACGAAATGAGTGGGACGTTTAACCATATGGTTTTGTGTATTAAAACTGCGGACGAGCCACTGTATAGGTTTTTAAAAGATAAATTGGGAAATGCTTTAACTATTTATGAGGGCATTGACGCAATCCCACCAGTTCAAGAATTATCTAATTTAGGGCAGGCTTTAGTTATTTTTGACGATTTAGTCAATGAAAAAAAGCAAGATATTATTAGCGACTACTTTATACGGGCTCGTAAAATAGCAAAAGGCATATCGCTATGCTACTTAACGCAATCTTATTTCAAAACTCCAAAAATAATCCGCATTCAGTGTAATTATATAGTTTTAAAAAAGCTGACGTCCCAAAAAGACTTAACAATGATTCTAAGCGATTTTAGCCTCGGGGTAGATAAGAAAAGATTAGTTGAATTATATAAGTATTGCACAAATGACCAACTGGATTTTTTACTGGTTGATATTGACGCTCCTGCTGAAAAGAGATTTAGGAAAAATCTAACGGAGATTTTGGAACCATAAAAAAATAAATCTATTATGCTATAGTTTAATATACATTAAACAATGGCCGACGAAATCACTTATCCGTTAATCCTCAATAATAGCAACGTTGTTGATGATGCTTATGGCAATAGATTTCGTTATCAGTTTCCAGTAGGGTCTGTTTCATTTGGTAAGGATGCTCGTGTCGCGTTGGGTAGTCTATCAATCTACTATAGCTGGTTTAATATAACCGCTGATTTAGGCAATAATGAATTTTCTTTTAATTGGACGGATGGTAGTGGGACTACCCAATACGACATTACGGTGCCGGATGGGTTCTACTCAATAGAAGATTTGAATAGCTATATACAATATTTCTGCGTTCAAAACGGGTTGTATTTAGTAGATGCTGGCGGTGAGTATATTTACTACATTGAAATGCTCACAAATGCGACGTCTTATGCTATTCAGGTGAATACTTATGCATTTCCAGATGCATTGCCCCCAGGTTATAGTAATCCCAATTTATTGACATTCCCAGCGACGCCACAAACGACACAACTAATTGTTCCTGACACTAATTTTAAAAACATAATTGGGTTTGCTAATGGAGTATATCCCAATGCTATACAAACTTCCACGCAATCATTTTTATCAACATTCACTCCGCAAGTAAGCCCTACTCAATCAGTAATCGTATCCTGTAGTTTGGCCCAAAATTCTTATAGCAACCCAAATACAATTATCTACAATTTCGCACCTGATGGAACACCATTTGGTTCAGCTATAACAGTTAATCCAAATGAATACATTTTCTGTGGCATTGCGCCGGGTGCTCATAATGACATAACAGTAGAATTTTTGGACCAAAACTACAACAAAATCAAGATAATCGATTCTAACGCTACAATTAAGCTTTTAATAAAAGAGAAGGCAAAATGAAGTTCCTGTTAAACAAATGATAATATACGAATATAAACGAAGATAAACGAAGATGAGTGCTAAAATATATAAAATTGTGAATGACCTTAATGATGAAATATATATTGGTTCTACAAAGCAACAATTAAGTAAAAGATTCTACGAACATAAGAGCGACAGTAGAAATGAAAAAACTAAACATTATAAATTATATCAACTGGTTGAGGAGTATGGGTGGGATTCTTTTAGAATAATTCTTATTGAGGAATTTAAATGTGAAAATAGAGAAGAACAAAGAAAAAAAGAACAGCAATACATAGACGAGCTAAAACCAAGCCTAAATAAATTAAGAGCTTTTGGAACCAAATGCGGACATAATAAAAGAAGTAGTTGTTGTGTAATTTGTGGTGGTGGTGAAATCTGTGAGCATAAACGTATGAGGAATCGTTGTAAGGAATGTGGCGGTAGTCAAATATGCGAACATAACCGTGTGAGGAGTCATTGTAAAGATTGTGGAGGTAGTCAAATATGCGAACATAACCGTATAAAAGGAAACTGTAGGGAGTGCAATGGTAGCCGAATATGCGAACATAATCGTATAAAGTATAGCTGTAAGGAGTGCGGTGGTAGCCGAATATGCGAACATGATAACGTAAAGAGTCGCTGTAAAAGTTGTAAAGGTGGTAGTATTTGTGTTCATAATAAAAGAAAAAGTATGTGCAAGGAATGTAGCCCTGTAGTGTGTGAAATATGTTATGCTACATTTTCAAAAGATTCTTATGGGCTACATTTAAAAAGCAGAAAGCACCAAAAAAACCTTAACCAAAGCTAAATTAAAATTATTTAGCCAATCTATTTTTTTACCAATTGTAAATATATTAACCCATTCAATAAAACTTTATTGAACAACATATAGTTAAACGAGAATGTATGTTCCTGTGCGCAATTGCTACTGTAGAAAAAATGGTAATAGTGTGGTCCCGAGCAGTGTTGTTCGTGGAGGAGCTGTGAGAGCCCTAAAAATACAAGGAGAACCAGATGAAATGAGGAGTGATTTAACAACGCTAAGAGATTCTTTAGGAAGACTAAAAATATCAACACCGTATGGCGGTCGTAGTAAATTTATTAAATTTTGATTGCATAGCAACCCAATGGCAGGCAAGATAAAATATTTAATATTCTAAACAATTTTAAAAGCTTTTATATACCTATAAGAACAGCAAGCAATGGCGGACCAATTTTTATTCAACAAAGCTTTGGAGGGGACTGATATGCCTGACCCATTTATTGAAAAAGAGGTTTTAATGGTGCAAGATGTAAATGGTGGGGTTTATAACGGCCAAATTAACCTGGATACTTCAACACTCGCTTCTTCGCGAAAATGGTGTGATTATTCGTCCGCTTATTTGGAAATTCCTTTCATAATCGCAATGAAATCCAGCGTTGATATTTCCGCAACCGCCGCAGCCAATAGTTTTGCTATGGGCCTCAAGTGTGGGGCATATCAGCTGATTGATTCAATCCAAGTGGATTACAATAACACAAATGTGATTCAACAACAACCTTTTACCAATTTTTATGTGCAATATAAGATGATGACCAGTTTGAGCGAGGATGATGTTAAGAAGTGGGGGCCAAGTATTTTATTCGCCCCTGATAGTAGCGGGTCAATAACGTTTTCTGCTGGAGGGAATGGCTCTGGTCAAGGGACGTGTAATAATATTGTAAATTCAGCTTCCCCATTTTTTGATTATACCAGATTTGATACCCATAATGAGGGTTATTTGAAAAGACTAAAAATGACTGGATATGAGCCAGCCGCGCCAAGTGGTTCCAACACTGAAATAAATAGCGCAACCTTATGCAACAATGTTGCCCTTAATTATTTTACTAATAATGCTGGTGGTGGAGCCGCGAATATTTATTATTGGAACGTGGTTGCAATTGTGAAACTTTCCAGTCTGTCAGATTTTTTCTCTAAGCTTCCTGTCGTGAAGGGTGGATTCCTACGTTTTTCCATAAATTACAATTCGACCGCACAAACCATTACAACTGTTGGAGCTTCCCCTGTTACGAGTATGACCATTACCACCTCCACGCAATTATCTGGAAGAACAAACCCAATGATGCTCACATCTGGAATTGTTGATAATCCTTTAGAAGATTTATTGGCTGGAGTTTTAAGTATTTCGTGCGGTGTTCGTTCAACTTCTATCGGGGCGACTACTGTCACCAATCCTATTCTTTCTTCATGCAGGCTATATGTTCCTGCATATACAATGAATCCGTCATATGAAGCTCAATTGCTCTCAGCACGCCCTGTTCGTGAAGTAGTTTATCAAGATATTTACAATTACGTAATTTCTAATAAATCGGGCGATTTTAATGAAGTCATTACCAATGGCATAGTTTCGCCCCAGCAAATAGTAGTCATTCCTGTTTTAAATAATGCCGCTGGAAACGCTGCCACGGCCTCGCTAACCCCATATCAATCTCCATTTGATTCCTGCCCTGGGACTACCGCGCCTTTTGCAGCAATCACAAATTTTAACGTTGTTGTTAGCGGACGTAATGTTTTCCAGAGCGCCTTTAGATACGATTTTGAGCAATTTATGAATGAAACCGCTGGAAACAATAGCCTCAACGGTGGAATTTCAACTGGCCTCAGCTCGGGCCTCATCGGGCAACTGGAATGGAGCTCAGGGTATAGGTATTATTCCGTAGATTTATCGCGTAGATTGCCTTTAGAAGATGACGTGCCAGTGTCTATTTCTGTGCAAGGAACAAACAATACCAGTAAAATTATGGACTATATCGTTTTTGTTTCGTATAATCGTCGTATCACAATCGATATGTTGACAGGAGCCCTTCAACGTTAGGTCTTGCCTACCTAGACTGACCTAAAGGTCAGTCGTCGTCGGCGCCTGGAATTATTTTGTCGCGCTATTCCACATTTAGTCTTCTTTTTTTGCATTCTTAGCGCTGACGAAGACTGACCTTTAGGTCAGTCTAGGGAAGCGCAATAAGGATATTATTTTTCTACAAAAGAATATTCAGTAAAATATACTTTACGCTATATACGAAATGTTGGAAAAAGTCAGTCTTAACTTAACGCAACCACAAGCAAGAAAACTAATGAGTGGCAAACCAGTTCAGTTATCTGCTTCTGGAATTAAAGGCAATAAACACAGCCTTTATGTAAATCCATTATTGGCAAAAAAGATAAGAAAAGCTCAAAGACTAAATAAAGGCGTTCGCGTGAGTCTTACTGAGGAGGAAAGGAGCCAAAGCGCCAGCGGTTTAAAAGAAATATTTGAGGGCATTAAAAAGGGCGCTGAATTCTTAAAGAAAAACGTGATAGACAGCGAATTTTATCAAAAGAATATCCGCCCTCTGGCAAAAGAGCTCGTCCAAAGCGGTATTAATCTTTTGCCTGTAGGCAAGGATTTGGCCCGTAAAGGAGCGGATTGGGCCAGTCAAAAAACTGGAGCTTTTGGCCTAAGGTCTGCTCCTTTTCCAACAATGAGCCAACAAAACACTTATGACCCAATCATTTTACCTGCTCCTGGTTTAGGTGAATATAGAATCGTATATATGCCTCCTGATAATACGGCTAAACCTAAAAAAGGTGGTTCCTTCCGGCCTGCGTAGCTCCTTATCTTGCTTCCTAAAAGCGCATAAATGCGCTTTCGCGTCAGCGCTGGGGCTTCTTTTTTAGTGTTCCGTATTTTTTTAAACCACTATACTATACTTAGCGCTGACGCGAAGTTGCGACGCAGGAGCAACTTTAGGTAAGCGCAATAAGAATGTTGGCGACGGCTCTAACTACAAACTATCAGTTATTTGATACAGCACAAAAATATGGGATACCTTTACGGCACGTCGTAAGTAAAAATTTATTAGAAAATATACGCAAAAAAAATATTATTATAGATGGCGGTTATATCATTAATTTACAAGACAGTCATTTAGGAGGTAGCCATTGGGTATGTGTATATGTGGAAGGCGACACTGCGTGCTATTTCGATAGCTTTGGGGTGTCGCCTCCAATTGATTGTCTTTTATTTATGAAGCCATATAAAACTGTATTACAAAGCGATGACCACATACAAAACGTCGATTCCGGTTTTTGTGGTCAATATTGCCTGAGTTTTATAAATTTTATGTGGCAAAATAGAAAGGTGCCAATCAAAAAGCGATTCAGCCTGTTTTTAAACCAATTTTCTAAGAATCCTAAAAAGAATTTAACAATCCTTAAGCGACTAAATAGATTCCTTTAAAACAATCTTTTTTTTGTTATACATTTGATGGCCAGCTACCCTGCGGTTGATAACTTAGCTATTTTTAATCCGGCCCAAGTGCCAAAAGTCTATAGTGCCAATGCCCGCATAACAAATGATTCTTTAGATGTAGATGCAACGATAACTAATAATGTATTAGACGTGCAAGTTTTAGGATTAAACGAAAATGGCATAACAACAGCCCCTCTTAAAGTGGGCTCCGATAGCTCACTCCAGGTGTCTTTGCGCGAGCCCTTATCGGCTTTTGGGGAACTCGTGACCATTAATCCACGCCCAAGAATTCAGTGTGATGCAATATACGGAATCTTAAGCACAGATATTGATACGCAGAGCGCGACAGGTGGGTCCGCCTTAGCGAGTGATTCTTTATTTACTGTCCAATCAGGAATAAGCATTGGTGGGTATGGTGTTTTGAGGAGCAAAAATATAATTACTTATCGCCCGGGGCAAGCAATGCGTATAAGAGGAACGGCGAGCTTTACTTCCGGAGTTGCTAATAGTATTCAAGCATTCGGTGCATTCAACGTGAGCAACGGTTTTTTCGTGGGATATCAAGGCACTACTTTCGGCCTGTGGCGTCGTAATCCAGGCGCAACGGCAATATACAGATTGACGATAACAAATGGGACCGGGGGCAACGAAACCCACAGCATTACATTAAATGGCGTGCTATTTACAGTAGCTACAACGGGTGCTTTAACAACCGCGCGTGTGGCTGAGGAAATTGCCGAAAATCTAAACCCAACTGGTTGGGTGAGTGGTGTTAGCCCAAGGAGTAATGGGGCGACCATAACTTTTATACAAAATACGCCCGGGGCTACACCAGGGGCTTTCACATATAGCTCCACAGGGACGGCGACAGGGACGTTTGCCCAAATACGAGCGGGGGTTGCAAATGACGATACCACTTATTTCGTCCCACAGAGTAGTTGGAATATTGATACACTGGATGGCTCAAATTCTTCAATGAATCCAAGCGGTGAATTATTAGACCCAACTAAATTGAACGTGTGGCAAATAACAATTCCTTATTTAGGCGCAGGCTCGATAAAATTCTACAGAATGGATAGCGAATCGCACTTAGAAGCTGTGCATTGTATAGAATATACAAACAGTTTTACAGTCCCGAGTCAAAGCAATCCTTCATATCGGGTTGGGTGGATTTCAGCTTCACTGGGTAGCACGACCAACTTAACGGTAAAAGGAGCTTCCTGTGCTGGATTCGTTGATGGTGATATTTATATTGTTAGAAACCCATTTAGTTTTTCAGGCACGATAACCGCGGGCACAACAGAATACGTCATATTTGCTTTACGAGGACGCGGTGAGTTTGCCACAAGAAATAACCAACGCCAGATTACATTACAAAATTTATCCGCGTGCCTGGAAACGGCCAATAGGATATGCACCGTGAATATTTATTTAAACCCAACATTAACGGGAATTGTGAATTGGCAATTCGTGAATGAAAGCTTAAGCACTGTTGAATATGCCTCGCCTGCTACATTAACACCGTCAGGCGGAATATTGATTCAAAGCTTTTCAATTACCAATGCTCCAACAGTCCAAGATTTATCAAAATTAGATATACGCCTTACAGCTTTTGATACACTGGCAATAACAGCTAAAACCGTGAGTAATACGTCGCCTATATTGTGTTCATTGAATTGGACGGAGTGAGAATGCCATAAACAAAAAAAAATAATAGAATATAATTAATACAATGTTCAGTGATAGCGTGTTCCAGATTATAGAAAATCTTTTGAATGAGATTAGACATTATCATAGGGACCCGTTTAATTACAGCCTGGACTACTACGACGAGCTAAAAGAAGCATTGGCCAATTTATACAAAATATTAAATAAATTAGATCTAAAAGATGAATTGGCAAATTTGGAATACTGCAGGCGGATTGCAGAAGAAGAGCTGGAAAGGATTAGATATGAAGAAAATACAAGCCCAGGCAAAAGAAGAAAAATGTAGGACAGGCCAGAGGCCGTCCAACGCGCTCGCGCGCTGTTATAATATTCTTTTTTTTTGCTCACCACAAAAGATTTGCAGATAACCACAACGGGCTCAATGGTGTGTCATATCCTGGGTTGTTTTTAAACCTTTTGTGGAAATTAGCACGTCTTCGCTCATCCTTATGGGTTAAAAAATTATCATATCTTATATCCCCAAAATGGACTCTTTTGCCATTAATAATTGCCATATACCTTTTATTTTTTTGACTCGAGGGATATATTTTAAATGAGTAGCCTAAATCTTTAGCACGCTGATTGACTAATTGAAATTCGAACATAATTATATTCACAACAATATATTTGAACGATTATAATAATGCCGACCGTCAAAGAACTACGTGAATTATTTAAACAAGCCCGGGTGCAAACTGGGCTATGGGTGCCATACTGGCGAATGAGGAAAGACAATTTATTGGACGTGGCGCATCAAACGGGCCTGTTGATAAATCCTGAACGTGCCCGAGCCGAGCGCCTACAACAAAACAGGGCACGTGGCGCCGAGGAACGTTTAAGAACATTGTATAAATTTATTCAAAACGCAAATATGAACCCAACGGAAAAGCAACGGGCGCTTAACAAATTCGCCAAACTATTTAACAATTGGCGTGGAACGGACGCCCAATTTGAAAAGCTGGAACGTTATGAAAGAATTATGGGGTAGGTTGCTCCTTTTTTTCATTGTTGCGTTGCGAAAAAAAAAGATATAAACAATGTAATTACAGCTTCGTGTTATGTTTTCTTCTTTAATAAAAAGAACTTTAAATCGGCATTGTAAAATCTATTGCAGGCTTCCTACTACGATATGAAAATACCTTACAATATGTTTTCCCTGAAACTGAATACAATGGGTATATCTCCGTCCATCCCCTATCAATAAATGATTGCTTCGTTATGTGCTCATATGGCGACGTAATGAATATAATATATTGTTTGTCTTTTGTTATATATATTTCTGTATGGTCTAACATACAATGTTTTTTTTCATCGTCTAATATCGCTTGAATCCATACAAATCTTTTGTAAATATTTTTTATATTGAAATCCTCAATAAACCGATTTCTGTTGCTAATGATATCCTCTAAAGTGCTACCCATTACACTTTGTGTGCGACTTGTAAAACCGCCCCAGTAGGTTTTTATATATATTGCAGGGTATTGTGTCTGTTTATAGTATTGCATTGTAGTAATACAATAGGTTCTTTTCTTTAATAGAAAATGTATTTCAAATCCTATATTTTTTGGGTAAAATCTTTAAAATAGGATTTGAAAAAAATTAGGGGGGGTTGGCGGGTTAGGTAGGGAGGATTGTTCTTTTTTACTTGACTACTATTTAGGATTTACACTTTTTATTTTTTTTCCAAAAACCCCCTATTAACCTTCCTTACCTTCCTACTTTCCCTTTATATATATATATATATATATATATATAGTATAATAAAGTAAATAGTTAAAAAAACAGCATATATAAAAATAGGAAGGTTAATAGGGGGGGTTTGAATATAGGGACGGTAGCCAATTGAAAAAAAAAAGATTAGAACACACACCAGGGATTGTTTTTATAAAATATTAAATGGATATAGTGGTTAAGTCATATATAACGAAACCATTGCTTTTTCTCTTTGTAATTACAGTCGAAATTTCACGCCCAAATTTAGTATTTGAAACGGCCTTTTCGCCCTCTTCTTCACAGAATTTTTTGTAATATGTATAAAAATCAGCTCCTTTTACACAATCTTTGGCTTCAACAATGGATAATTTCCAATTTGAAAGGTCAATTTCATCCAATTCTTTTTCATCCAACCCACCAAACTCATCAATTAAATCTTTTACGATATGTATAAATTTCTTGGAAGAGGGCATACACGATAATTTCATATCCTTCTTTAATTGTGTCTCAGGAATATCTCTTATGTCATCAACTGGATTTTCAAATCCGTGGATATATGAAAAGAATATATCTGCGTTTTCTTCATTAAAGCAATTACCAATCGCTTCAAAATATTCCCTATCATTTTTTTTTCCGTTAAAGCAATCAAATATGGCGTGTCTGGCATCGCCTTCTTCAATTTTAATACTGAACTCATTGTTAGTCATCATAAGTAAATTCATAAAATTATTATCATTCCAGCGCTTACCATTCTTTATTTCTAATTTAACATAAGGACTTGTAAGTAAAGATTTTACCTTTTCAAAATCGCTATTAGTATTTCCTATTATACTCTGCATTTCATCTACTGCTATAAAAACACGCCCCATTAATTCAACATTAAATCTTTCCGTTAGAAAACCTAAACCTGAACCATATAGCGATATGTTTTTGCCAAACACATAAGGGATTAAAAAATTCTCCACAATAATACCTTTACCAATTTGTTGTTTTTCACTACGTAGCACTAACGCCACTTTAGATTTTTTACTGGGATACTTAAATATTTGTTGGAGCCACGAAATCATATATCTATAATGGTCTTCATTGCTATTGGCCCATACTATTTTTATGTTATCTAAAATGGGCTGTATTTTTTTAACATCGTCCGGCGTAATAGGCCTAAGCCTCGCCTTAAACCCAAACCAGGTATTAAAGTCCCTTTTTGAATATTTAAAACCATCAGGGGCACAAATTAAATTATCATAATCAAAAATGTAATTGTAAAAGTGGTCCTTAATTAATTTGAATAATGATATAGAATTAATAACTAAATTACCTTTTTTATCTAATATTTCATATTTTATAATATGCCCAGTTAATTTCTCCATATCATCTATTAAATGGGTCTCGCATTTCTTCATAAAATAAAAATCACCACATAAACGGATTACAACCCGGTTGATATTAGCCCGCACAAATTTTGAAAGATTATTAAAACCAAACTCTCCAGTCCATATATTTTTTGTTAAATCCGCGGTGAAATCTTGATAATAATATTTATCGCTATGGTCAAATATTTGAACAGAACTATAACCATCCAACTCCAATGGTGGCATATCCTTTAATTTTATGTTAATGCTAATACCCATATCCATTAACATATTTTCTACGTTAGATATGTGGATTAACAAATCGTCCTTCTTTACTGAATTTCTAATCATTAAGCCGTCAAAACATAATACAGTGGCTTCATATTGTTTAGGCTCCAGTTTGTCCTTTAAGTATTGTAAAAATATTTGGATTATTTGATTTTCAACAACTGAGGCAATAAATGCTAAGGTCGAACCTTCAACATTAAAATCCTTTACTTTTGACCTTAAGTTGTATATGTTTTTAAAAGCATTGCATATACATTTTGTAATCGTAGTCATTTCCTTTTTAAAAGACGTAATCCATTTTGTTTTTTTTATTTCAGCATAACCTTTAACCCCTCCATATATTACCGATAAAATAACTTGCTTTACCTTGTCCCGGCTAACATTTTTATTTTTTTTCACTAAATCATCAATCACATCATCCCTATTTTTAATATATGTATCTAAAAAGCTACAATTAATTTTCATATTTTTACATAACCATTGGATTATCACAGGGTGGGCATTACCTAAATCGGCATCATAATAATACTCACCGGCAATAGTATTTCTAAGCTCGCGAACCATCCCTTGAAGACCCAATGAATTATGCGCAAAATATCTTCCAATTTCATCAAAATCAGTTTGGCGATATTTAACGTCGATCAACCCGTGCTCTAAATAGTTTATTGGTTTATTTGATTGATTAAGATATTTTTTGGCTAAAACAAACGGATTTGCTTTTTCATCAAAACATTCAGGTCTAATTTGCTTTTTAATAGTTGCTTCATTTTCAATGATAAATTCTAATTTATTATAGTTGAATATTTCCTTGAATTTTACGTTATCCCCTAAAGAAATAATATTTTTATAATTAACATCAACCACATTATCCGTTGTTTCAAATAACTTGTCAAATAATGAAATTGTTTTTCCATCTAAACAAATTTTCTCTTCTATATTATTACTAACCTCATCACATTGGATTACAACCTCAACGTCGCTCTCATTATCGCTCGCGCTAAAATCCTCTTTCAAAAACACTGGCATTGTCTTTGAAGTTTTTTTTTCATATAATATTGCATATATTATTTGTTTAACAGGGCGGTTTTAATTTCTTACAAATTTAAATTAATGTTCATATAAGCAATAAAACCTTTAGTTGTATTAAATAATGCCATTTAAAGACCCAGTCAAACAAAAAGAATATATGCGCAAATATATGCGCAAATATATGCACCAAAATAGGGATAAATACGCCGAATATAACCACACATACCATACCAGCGATAAAAAAAAAGAGTATAACAAAAAGCATTACCTATACAAAAAAATGGTTAAGGAACAGGGCAACTATACCGAAATATTTTAAAGCTTGTAATCATCCCAGGCACCCATTTTTTTTAGCGCCATAAATTCAATCATATCTTTTTTTAAAACTTTTCCATCATCCGCGCTATACGTGTATCGCATTGGCACGCTATCCTCTTTTTCAAAAATTTTATGAACATAACGCATATGAATATCGTGTTGCTTATTAACGTCGCGTTCGTTGCCCTTAAATATTTTTTCACAATGCTTACACGGTCTTTGCACATCGCTGTCCCCAAATTTCCAAATCTTATTCCTCATTTCTATATGCAAAAAAAAGAATGTGTCTTTATAAGACGTTTATAGTATATTCATTTCCCTGGCCTTTTGATATCCCATAGACATCAACTTAGCACTATATTTTAATATGTTCCGCAATTCATTTTGCCTTATTTTTTTGCCATTTGCCTTTACGACCCGCAAAGCTTCCACTATATTATTGATTTTTGCGTCATCACCCATTGTCCTTCTATGTGTGTTTTTAAACGCCGTCAAATCCACGTCCTGATTTTTAGGACAACATTTATTAACCTGTTCTTGTAGTGTTTTTATTTCCTTTTCAAATAACCTTTTTATATCCAGTGGTAGGCTTTCCATAACTTTTTGTTTTGATTGAATGTTAATTCCTAAATAGGATTTGGTGCTTTCGGGGTTGGCGTGCCCAAGTATTTCCTGGATATAACTTTCATACGGAATTTTACGTGGCTTGCCATATAATATATAAGCAACGTTGCCATAGATATACCTGCATTTATGAATCGTCAAATCGCTATCCCCGCCAAATATCTTTTTGAATTCTTTGTTCAAAGGGATATTAGTTCTATTGGTTATGCTTTGATTAGAACCCGTTAAATTCAGCTCACTTCTTATGCCATTGATTAGGGTAATCGCTTCGTCAATTTTAAGTCCAACCAATGGGCGCGTAATCCTGCGGTTATTTTCTTTATCTTTAGCTAAACCAATTATAACAATTGCATCAGGATTGCCTTTTTCCTCCTCAAATTTAGATATTTTAAACAGCTCGATTGTTCGGCATCCAGTGGCTAATAAAACGGCTATAGCACGGGAATAGACATTATTAGACGTTTTAGCTTGTGTAATAATGTCTAATACTTCTTCAACAAATATGGGTTGTAAGTCTTTTCTATTTTTATTACGGTCATTCACTGTTTTTTTATATTCGTCTTTACGTGCTTGTGATTCCTCACGGGATATTCCAGTGTTATATATGGATTGTTTATATACCTCGCTTTCTACACCAAATTTATCCTTCACAACTTTGCGAAATCCACTTAAGGCCACTTCCATTGTGCCTTCGTTTAAATACAAAGCCTTCATTATTCGGTCTAATGATTTAAATAGGCGTATCCAAATCCTGGTTATGGAACTATCCCTTGGTTTAGACGCTTTATTGATTATATCGGTCCATACTTTCAATAACCGTGCTTTGCTGAATCCGGCATTCACACCAAATGCTTTATTTAAAGCGTCGTTTAATGTTTTTGAATCTTTGTTTCTTTTCCCCTGAATTTCAACCATTATTGTATTGGTATTCATACTGTCTAAAACTTTAATAAACTTTTCCATTACCACTACAACACTATACCACTATAATTATATTTGTTTAAATGGAAAATCTTTTTTGGATTCACCCGGCGG